TTTTGGTCACTTGAATTTGACCATACGGATAAATTTTGCTTGACGATGGCGCATTAGCCCACCCAAAATTACGAGCGTTTCCTTCGTAAATTCCTGGGGTCGTCAAGGAATTCCAGTCGCTTATCCCTGCTGGAATTGGTGTACCGCCTGCATATCTGCTGAGGTTATGGGCATTAGGGTCTGACTTATGTGCATTCAGCTGGCTTTCTAAAGAATTTTTAACTCCATCTACCATTTCTTTAGTTACATATATTTGACTGTTTAAATTAATGGTTACATTCTCTGCATTGCCGACATAAAATGTAATAGTAATTAACTTTTCATCCAACGAGGTTCCGGCTGTAGTATAACTCGCCTGTGATCCCGCATTAGTGTAGGCAAACAGTTTCTCTGTACCACTCTCACCGACCTTTGCAAATACGCCCAATTCACGAGCATAAAATCCTGTAGTTAGTCTACTGTTAGAAATAGTAGCTACTACATCAATTTCGCCATTCCCTTTTTTCTTAACAGCCTCAACCCCATTATCACAGATTTTGTGCTTAAGGTCAGTTAATAGCTCTATGCTTTCATTATCTGATACAGCGCCATCACCTAATGCAATTTTTGTAAAAATCAAAGGTTTTTTCTGATTAATGGACTCTACAAGCATGTTGTTACCAGCTAATGTTGTGGTTATTTTATTATAATTACTCACTACTTCCTCCTTTAAAACTGTAACCGACTTCTAATAGCGATTGCGCCAACTGGTTTACTTATAGGACCATTTGTCGTGATCGTTCTATCAGATTTTTGCGGCATAATATAAATTCGTTCAATTTGCGACACCGCCCCACTAATCCTCATAGGGGCTTTGCCAGTAAAGGCATGACTAAGCAAATACGATAGATGCGCGGGTTTATAAATCTCTACGACTCTTCTGATTTCATCAAGTGCATCTATTGTATTAACGATAATCTTAAACGTATTAGGACCTGTATTTTCTAGTACTATCGCATTCTTTGGTGGATACACCAAATTTACAATCTCTTGTAATTGACTTTCCGTAATTGTTTGTGCTCCACGCATTTTGACTAACAACAAATTACGCCGTTGGTCTATGGGCAAATGCTTATTCTGTAATCCATATACTCGCTCCCAATCATCTAAGCCCCAGGTTGCACTTTCCACAAATAGCTGCTTACATATATCAATAATAAGCAACCGCTGTTTCTCATGTTCTTCGCTTAAGGAATCTTGCGCTCCTTTAAAAGTATTGTCGTTGCTCAAGAACTTAGGCAAATATCGCAAGACATCTACTTTATAGGTTCTCAACAAATTAAACATCATACGACTTGTACCTCGCCTAATACAGCTAATTGATCCACACCTAATGTAATAGACTCGGTTCGACCATTTACCAATAATCTCGTATAATCTATCGCTCCTGCATCTAGTGCCAAACTACCAATTTTAGCAACTGATAACTTAACTGTCTGATTACCTTTAATTACCTGTTGTTCCAAAGCAATAAAATATGCTTTGACCAATTCCTTAAATACGTCTTTGCTAAATGCGCCTTCAGGGTGAATAGATAGATTAATTGTTGTAGGTTCCACCGTTTTTACTGTAACAACAGCCCCCATTGGGCGCACCTTGTCAACGTAAGATTGTACCTTAGCAACAATATCTTTGGATGCAGCTTTATATTCCGTATCTACGACAATCACTTTTACTGTTCCTGGGCCATTCCACGTAGGAATAACTTTAGCCCCTCCGACTCCTGCCACTGACATCGCCCACTCATAATAATGGTTAACATTACCTGATGTGCCAGGATTTCGTACATGATTTAGGTATCTTGTTCTAAGTTCTTCATCCGTCTCCGCTTCAAAACCGTCTTGCATAGGTTCGACATTTGAAACACTTAGCATCCCTGGTATCGACATAGGTATTACAGAAATCGCTTGCGCCGTTACATTACCAATACTACCAGGTATCACAGCCTCCACTTTCACAGTAGCCTGTGTATCCACCGTCACAGCCTCTAAGGTTTCAAACAACACGCCTGTTTGTGTTGCAAATTGACTCCCTTTAGGAAGTTCTCCATTGCCTTTTACCGTAACAAATCCAACAGCCTTTGTAGATTCTTTTCGAATTACTCCACTGTCGGCGGCCTTTCTTGTTAAGAAATCACCATATGCCGTATCACCAAATGCTACTTTGTATAGTTCTCCAAGTTCTACATAGGTTTTCATAAATTCAATAGCATTTGACGAAAATACATCGTACTCAAATGTACCCTCAAATTTGCTAAATGGTGATGTACACTGGTTTTGTAATTCCTTAAGTATTTCATCTGAATTAGGTATTTTAAACATTAATATTTAAACCTCCATATATTGTCGTAAGAGTGACAAAGCACTCTACTTTGTCCTGAACCTCTTCAAATTCAACACTATCAACAGATTTAATATACGGATTAACCATTAGGCATTCGATAATCACACGTTTCAACTCGCTATAGCGCTCACCTACACTCATCACATCACCAATAAATGGTTTAAGTTCTATTCCATATCTCCTAGAATAGGCTAGATATTGATTGCGTTCCGTCATTAAGGCTTTATAAACCCAAACCTTTAGTGCATCATCAGCAGTCACTTTAATTCGATTACCAAGACTATCGAGTTTGAAAGTATTATGTTCAAAATCCCAATCATATTCAATGAATACGGGTAATTCTTGCTCTCTTTCTTGTATGGTTAAGCCACCTACAAAAGGGAACTCCGCACTCATAGTTTCACCACTTTCTGCCCAATATAATATAATTGTTCTTCTTGACCGTATACAGGGAATACCGTTACCTCATCCCCTACTCGGAGCGTATCCGTCATAATGATAGTATCTGTATAATCGTTATGAATATCATGGGTATGGCTAGCGAACTCAGCATATCCACCACCACCTGAACGAGGCTGTGTTGCACTTATGATATGCCCTTTTGCTTCCCGATAATGATCTGGCTTCCAATAATCATTAATATAAATCTGTTCGTTGGTAATATCGATGTTATCGACCCTAATTACAAGGTTTGGATATGGAGAGGTAACAACACCTATACGCATTCCCATAGGTTGTTCGCCTTTTGCAATTCCATGGATAGTGTCCACTACCTTTGCCATAGAATGCGCCGCGCTCGGTATATCATTGTACATAGTGTATCTCTACCTTTCTTTTACTTTGTTTCTTTGTTGACCGCCGGCCTTTCCCTTGAGCGGCCTTTTCAGTTTTTTTAACTTCGCGCTCATTTCGTTTTGCTTCCTTTTCTTCTAAAGAATGATCTACTTTTTCTTCGGTCATAATATTTTCAAACTCAATCTCTAATTTCATCGTGTGTTGCCCATTTTGGAAAGTATGGGTATCACTTTTAATCCAAAATTTACCGCTCAATTGAGCAATGATATCGCGTATCTCAATTGAATACGAAGATAAAGCATCGTAATCTCCTAAGCAATCAATCGTACCACTACGCTCTGGCCCTTTAAAGATCGCCTTTACCTCTTCAGCGGTGTTTTTGTTTTTACTCTCCTTGTAAACCTCTTGTATCATGGAATATCGTTTGATATGGTCGTCATTACTTTCATAACGAATTAAGTTACCTTTATCATCCGTAACCATCACCTTATTGACCATGTTTTCGATACTTTCCTTGTTGGATGAATCCGTAATATTCCTATACTGGTCGATTACTAAGCCCTCAATTAATGAGCCTTTTTCTATAACATCTAACTCATCGCCCTCCATCATGGTTTGGTATTTCTTGCCAGTCTTTTTAGAGGCCTCTGTATATGCCATAACAATAATCTGGTACCCTGATTTATTATTCGCAATAAAGGTCATCTTTTCTTTTGTTTCAGCCAAATTACCTACTTTAATTCCCATTTCCTTACATACAGCCTTAGTGATATCCTCAGCTGTCATGTTAGTAAACTTCCTAGTAGTTTTTGACTTACTTAATACAAAGAGATTATCGTAACATGTCACCGTAATCGCTGATGCAGATGTTTTACGCTCCGTTGCATAAATATTACCTACAAATTGAAGGTCCCCATCTTCGGAATACGCCTTTACTGTTTCCCCTATATTCAGCGCATATACTGGAAAGTTCGGATCTCTTGGATCTTGCGTATAAGAAAACTCTAGTTTTCTAGCCGCCTGTATCCTTGAACCTGACCATGTAGCAGAATTAACTAAATGAGTAATGTCATTTTCAACAGAATCTATATGTTTAATAATCATCATTTCACCTTTAGCTTTCTAAGTTGGCTTAGATTATTAATCGCCAAGTTCTTTAAATCATTAGATTGGATAATGCGTTCATATTGTTTGTAATTTCCATAAGCTTTTTTGGCTGCATCTAATACATCTGAACCTCGATTAAATAAGGTTGCCGTTGTTGGCTTACTTTCCATTGTCGGTCTATCTTTTAAACCTGTAGTAGAATCTACCGCCTTTGTTTCATCACTTACGGTGGATGTGTTCAAATCTTTGTACTCTTTAAAACTAAGAGTAAAATACAAATCCCCTGTATTTTCTTGTTTCTTCCATGGAAATGACATAATTGCCATCATTAAATTAATAGGCCCATCGGAAATAATCACACGGACTGGCTTTTTAGATACTGACCACTTTTCAATAAGCGATACAATTTCTGATGGCTTTCTTTTATCACCTACGATAAAAGGGTAATCTTTCGCTGGAAAGAATCCATCAAACGAAAGTGTCTTTAGTTTAGGATTGCCAAATAATAAGACCTCACCAATTTGTGTAATGTCTACAGATTTATGTTCTTGTTCAAATCCTACATCATACTTTGTAGGGGTCACGGGCAAGACTAACCGTTCATTCCCTTGGGATAAGATAATAGTAGGGTACTGATTGCCACTTTTACCCATAATAACGGATAGGTAGGACAATGCCCTACCTATTCCTGCTACTAATTTTGCCATTAAACACCTCCATAGTTCGTTTCAGCGGACGCAATCATAGAAAATAAAGAATGTGCAATTCTATCAATATCAGCCTCTTCACGTACTACAAATGTATTGCCACTAATAGAATAGTTATTACCGCCACTATTCGCACCGCTAAATTGTTCAGTTAACATTTTTTCGGTAGTTGCATGTGGGTATATTCTTGATCCGCTAGGTAAATCTACAATCTCACCGCCACGTTCATTAATTTCAGTCCAGCCACCGCCAAAGTAATTACTACCTGTCGCATGGCCACTTAATTTTAAACCTGTAATAGATGAGCCTTTTTCCATAGCAGAATTTATTCCACCACCAATGGTAGATAACGCTTCTTGCCCAAATTGTTTTAACGGCCCCCATACATTTTCATTGAACCATCCAACGATTCCGCTCCACGCTCCCTTTACCGCACTACATGCGCCATCAAAAGCGCTTGTAATTGCATCGGTAGTGCTTTGCGCAAAATTGCTAATTGGTTGCCACACGGTAGAGCTAAACCAATCTGCTAACGGTGAGCATATAGAAACGATACCATCATAAGCCATTGCGACTACACCCACTATCGTATTAATGATAGGTGTACATGTGCTAACAACAGTATCCCATGTATCACTAAACCATTGCTTAATGCCATCAAAATTAGAAACAACACCATCATATATGCTTTTCCATGTATTAGAGAACCACTGCTTTAATCCCTCAAGATTATTTGTGATTCCTTCATAGATACTGTTACCTATTTCTTCACCAAAGATAGCGCCACCAACACCGCCAATTAAGCCCCCTAACGCACCACCTACGGCTGTACCAATGCCAGGTATGATAGAGCCTAATGCCGCTCCACCCATAGCTCCTAATTTGGCACCAGCTAAACCACCTGCCAAACTACCAGCCATGCCACTTGCAGCTTTTCCTTTATTCTCAGATGTAGCGATATCATAAGCACCCATGGCCAAAGATAAAGGTATTGCCGCCTTGCCTCCGACTTTCATTAAGCCTTCTTTGCTTATTCCTTTAAAAGACTTAGCAGACACTTCGCCAATGCCTTTCCTGATTTCATTACTAATGCCCCAAGATTTTTGTGCAGTAGATTTAGCAACCCCTAAAGACTTGCTTCCTACGATTTTAATAACATCACGAGACTTGCCGCCTAAAGCTTTAGTCATATCCCAAGATTTACGTACTGCGCTTTTAGTATTATCCCAGGCTTTTCGACCATACTTGCGACCTTTGCCACTAGCAGGAGTTGAAGGTGTATTAGTAGGATAGTTATTCGGATAATTAGGGGTTGTGTTCGGTGGATAATTTGAAGGTCGCTTGCCTCCGCTGCCTCCTGGCAAGCCCGGTAAATTACCTTCACCAACTCCAGGCAATAGTTTGGCAGCATTTAAAGTGACCTGTAGGGCATTTACTGTCATTTCGCCAACAGTTCCATCTCCACCGCCAGAGGAACTTCCTTTACCTTTCTTAAATAGGTTCTTTATTTTCTTTCCGAATTTAAAAGCTCCCACGCCAGCTACCGCCAACGCAATTCCAGATAAAATGGATGGCAGGCCTTCCATTTTTACGGTTTGCCCTACTAGCTCTTTAACCGCAGATGTAATGCCGTCTATGATAGATTTAACATTGAGCCCATTTGTCTCCACATTCTCAGCAAATCCAGCGAACCAATTATCGATGCCTTGTACAATCTCACGGAAACCTCCAATACCACCGCCCATAATTTTTGTAGTGAAAGAGTCCCAGTCTCCTGATAGTTGCTCCAAATCACCTTTTAGGTTGTCCATTCTAATGTTGGCCATGTTTTGCGCAGCACCATTAGAATTATCAATCGCACTCGCTAACTTATCAAAATCTGCATCTGAGGAATTAACCAAAGCCAATAACCCAGACATAGCTTCTTGACCTGCCAACATAGCTGCCACTGAAGCTTTACTTTCTGGAGTTAACTTACTCATCCCGGAACGAATATCTTTAATAATATCTCTAAAAGGCTTCATTTTGCCATTAGCATCTAATATAGTGAGCCCTAATATTTGCATCGCTTCAGCAGAATCATTTGTAGGTTTGACCATTCTTGTCATCGTAGATCGTAACGCTGTACCAGCTTCACTTCCTTTGATGCCTTGGTTAGCCATAAGACCAATTGCAGTTGCGGTATCTTGAACTGTGAAACCTAAAGCACCAGCTACTGGTGCAGCATATTTGAAGGTTTGCCCCATAAGAGCAACATTCGTATTCGAATTAGTAGCAGCTGCTGCCAATACATCCGCAAACATAGCGGAGTCTTTAGCTTGCAAACCAAAAGCAGATAAGCTATCTGTCACAATATCAGCAGTCATAGCCAAATCTTCACCAGATGCCGCAGCTAAGTTCATGATACCCGCAATACCGTCTATCATCTCTCCGGTCTTCCAGCCGGCCATCCCCATATAACGGAATGCTTGAGCTGATTCTAATGCGCTGTACTTTGTATCCGCACCCATTTGGATTGCTTTCTCTTTAAGCCGATTAAATTCATCACCTGTAGCTCCTGAGATAGCTTTTACCGCTGACATCTCTTCTTCAAAGTCTGCATAGCCTTTTACAGCATCAAATACGCCAAATCCAATGCCTGCCATGCCTGCCATTTGTGCAGTTGCACCAAACATTGCTCCACTTACCGTATCCGCTGCCTTACCTGCGACACCAGATAAGTTCTGCTTCACATTTACGGTTGCGGTATAGACCTTGCCTTTAAATTTGTTCAGTTCATCTTTTATCTTTTTAACGGTAGGAGTAGCGTCATCCTTAACTCGAAGCTTAACAATAGTATCCCTTGCTGCACGTTTAAACTTATCTAATGTACCGTTAGCCTCTTTGATTTTATTACTGATGCCTTGGGCGGCGCCTGAAGCCGTCCCCATACTCTTTTCAACAGAGGATAATCCCGGAACTAATGCTTTTGTTGACTGCGATAACCCATCTGTGGAATTTTTAGCTTTCTTTATTCCGTCTGTAAATCCCTTGTCATCAAGAGATATTACAACGCCTAATATTTCTGTATCAGCCACCGAATACCTCCTTTATAGCAAGTTTAGCGACATTTACCTGATCTTCTCGTTCTTTGTTCATTCCTACATAGCACATCACTTTTTCTGCCATAGATAGGTTAAAAAAGTATTCAAAAGTATGACCTTTCAGTACTAGATAGGCGGCCGTAGCCGCCTCCCAGTCTTCTTCTATTACTTTTTTATTTCATCTAAAATAGCGTAGTCAAGCTTCTTGCCCATGCCAACTGCACTAATTAATATAGTTGAAATCCCTTTGATTTCGCCGAAGTCAAACAGTTTGTTCACAATATCGATTGGATCATGACAATCATATGCCTCCTGTAATTCTTTGTCCTTCAAATTTGGTTCTTCAATGCAATTATAAACTAAGTATTCATCGCCACCTTCGTCCAGCCCAAATGCCTCTGCCATTAAATACGCAGATGGTTTCTTTGCCACTACCTCACCAATAGAAGTCATAATAGTCATTTTTTGAGCCTTGCGCTCTTTAATCTCTTCACGTTTTGCAATTAAATCACTGATTGATACTGCCATATTTGTAATCCCTTTCTATTAGTCAATTGATTCAATATACTTTAAGTCTTCTGGTGTAAAACCAAACGGAATTTCAGTTTCCACGACTTTACCTTTTTCAAAGTGTAACGGCGTTAATTTCGTAAACCACACATTATCAATAGTAAGGCGCTCTTTTTGACCCTCTACCGCATCAGGATCATCAAGCAACCCAGAAATGACGGAACGAGGATCATGCCCTGCACACCATGCCTCATGTAATTTTCGGAAGTTTCGATTGATAACATTTTTGATCTTAAACGTACCCTCACCTTTTAACGCTGTAGTTTTTGAGTCAACAGAATTACCGATAATTACATCTTCACGTTGTGCCTCTACAGTACACTCAAAACTCTCAATTTCAAACACTAACTCGCCGTCTAACCACACTTTGCCGTGAGATCCATTCCAACGACGACGACCTCTGTATTTTACATCTTCGCTTGCTCTTGCCATGTGTTATTGCCTCCTATTACATCGTAAAGCTAATTTTTAAATCTTCCATTGCATCCACGAATTTAACCTTACCAGCTAATCCAATTTCAGAACCAGTGTTGTATTCACGGATTTGCATTGGAGTCATTGTAGATACATCCTCGCCTTTAATGATGGCATAGTCTTTTTGGAACTGTTCATCAATATCTACGGTGTTGCCTGCTCGATTATCTAATACATTGCCTTCCAATTGTCCGAAATATACCAAAATTGCCGAAATAAATAGCATTTTATGGTTGTAATCATTGATGTATTTACCAACATAGTATTTTTTGAACGTATCCCGGATATCGTCTGTTACCATGTCCACGCCTTCCATAATTTTGATTTTACGGAACTCTTGGCCTTCATCAGTAGTGAATGTTTGTAAGGAATTGCATGCACGTGCGATTTTAACTCCTTCACCATCTTCTTCATCAAATAAATGTAACTCTCCACGATCAATGCGGTCAGTCAAATCTTCAAATACTTTAACAGATTCTACCTCTGTCAATTTAAAGTACGTTGCTGAGCGGTCTAGTGCAAGACCTGCAAGAATACCTGCAATACGGGCTGTATATTCAATAGCAGTATACGTTTTGTATGTAGGTTTACCGGAGCTTTCCTTGCCTTTAACCACCTTAATTTCATCTGCACAGAAATTAATAATGCCTTTATGATCTGCTGCCACATTAGCAACAACAGCTTTCACTGTTTTACGAGCATTATTACGCTCCGCTTTTACATAAGATGCTAAATCTTGTTGATCTTGTTCCGTACCTGTAGGCGCTGCAATGTAGTTGTATCGAATGTGCTTCAATTGTTTTAACAATGTAGCTTGTGTGTGTTGTGCACCTACTACATCTTCTTTCGGTAATGTATATACTAATACTCGCAATGGAGTTCCATCTAAACACTTTTTAATCAAGTCTGTAGTCGCTTCATCAAATACTTTGCTTGGGATTTCAGAAACATCTGAGATGCGATATTTGTTACTCACATCTGTTGTTTCACATTTTAAAATCAGCACTACAACCCCACGCGCCGACCGTTTAATGGCTGTTACCCCCTTAGTTTTAAAGTCAATCAAGACCTGCGGTAAACCAAATTTTTCTGTTTCATTCGCCATGTTCATTCTCCTTTAAATTAATATTATTTAAACGCAATGACAACGTTTGCATTAACTCTGCTTTTATGAATCCAACCTCTTCATCTGTAAAGACGTCGGCAAACTCTAAATTAAAAATGAAGTGCAATACTTCATCCATAAACGTATGCTCAAAGCCATTGATAGTAATATGCCTATCATCGACTGCGAAGCCTGGTCTAATTAAGCATTCCAAACTATCCGACATATCATATAATTCGGATCGCTTAATTCTTCCTTGCTTATCCTCCATCGTCCTAAATGCGATATCAATTTGCACCGTTCTATCAAAATAGGTATCGTCTCCTATCCCAGTATGCACAAACATTTCTACATAAAAATAAGGCACATTCGACTTTTCTACGTTGTCGAAATATACCTTATAATTTGGATATTTACTTTTTAAAAGCTCTAACAGAGCCTTTTGTATGTGCCGTAATCTAATCATCTAATAGGTTCCTCATAATCACCCTGGTATTGTTAAGGAATTTACTTTTAAACCCTACCATAGACCTATGCAGCATTTTACGACCTTTCACAAATCCGCCTTTTGGTGTCCGATGACCATACTCAACATGGTTCGCATACTCTGTATTATTGTACACTTCTACAGACCCACCATTAACAGGTGTACGTTTCCATGCATTACGAAGTGTACCTGTATCAACAGGGGTTTTCATCTTCACATCATTGGTGAGCAATTCTGCTTGTTGTGCCAACAATGTATCCCTATGCTCTGGATGCTTTGCAAGTATTCGTTTCCATTTTGAGTTCAGTTTATCAAAACCATTAATTGTTACTCCCATACTACGCCTCACTAATCCTAAATAATGCTATCTCTTGATGCGACATGTACTTGAACGGAGTATCAGAGCGCATAACAAAGGTCTGTCCTTTATGCTGAATGGTGATGATGTCATTCTCTTTCACATCATATCCAATCGGCAACGATAGTCGCAAATGGTCTTGGATCATAAACGCCCTATCTGTAGATTGTCCATTCATGCTACTTTGACCGGTTTGCCCTAGCTTGCAAGGTACATTCGTATATATATCTTTCATTTCATATACGTCTGCTCCTATATCATCGGTTGTTTCTACTTGCCTAGCAATCGTACATCTGTCCTTATACATGTACTGAGCAAGTAACGCACTACAGGGGTTAAGCATTAGACCATACCACCTTACGATACAAATTCAGCTTAGGCTTGATAGAATTGAAGTCTTGTTCACTAATACATCCAATCGGTGACATATCAGTTACAGCCCATGTAAACTCTACATCATTTTCTTTTAGGGACTTCAACGGACCTTGTGATTGGTTCAATGTATCCTTGCTATACTTAACGGCAAGTTCAGCACCAGTATACACCAACGAACGAGGGAAATCTGTCCTATGGCAATAGTCCATACAATCTAATACGAATTTTTCAGCAAATAAAGAAATAGGCTCTAGGCTTTTTTCATGCACAGCAGTATCCACCATAAACAACATTCGATTAGCAGTATCTGTAATACACTGGACCGCCTCTTCATAGCTTATATATTTCACATTTCCCATGCCACACCTCCTTTTGGGTACTAAAAAAGCACCCTATGTAGAGTGCTTAAAATATAATTTCTTGCCATAATTCCTCTGGCATTTGTTCAAAAGGTTGATTATTTGCAATAGCATTAGCAAGTTTTCTTGTGGTTTCATTTATGCTATCTACAGAATCATCTAATGGGTCGCAATAAATAGCTCTATCTAAAGAATGTTCACCGAACGTAGATAAATATAAATCATGCATTTTATTGCATCTCTCTATTGCTTTATAGTATTCTGTATCATTCATCAACTCCACCACCTTTTACGCCTTTAAAATCATGCCAACAATAAAATGTAAATACTCAATATCATCTGAAATTGTAGCATATTCATAAGAGTTTGTTTTGTAATTAAACTTCTTTATATGTCCATTTTCGTTGGGAGAAAAAACACTTTCAAGTCCCATGCTTAGAATTTCTGAAGCATGCTCACCATAATCCTTACCTATATATGGGTTTATAAAATTATCAGCATATGTGAGCTCTCTTCCATATCCTTTATAATTTAATAGCTCGCTAAGATATTGTAAATGCTCCCCTTGTACTCTAATGTTTCTATACTCTAGAGATAATCTCAATGCATCTTTATTGAAATGTTCAACCATATGACCAATTTCATGGTATGGTGTAGTTTTTTTTACGCCATTCATCGCAATGGTTATATAGTTAGAATCAGAATCATATTTACCCTTAATAAAATCAACTCTGCCATTAGGAGTTCCATAATGGAAGTATCCTCTACTAGCTTTATGGGCACAAATTTTACAATTATTGTCTTGTACATATTGCAACCAATCACTCGGATAGAATGAAAACGCTTCTTGCAGCATTGTTTTATTTTGCTTATTGCCATATTTAGCCCACATCTCTTTTGGTACGACAGAGCCCATCTCTCTGTATTCACTGAATACTTTCTTCAACGCCTCTTTATCCCCTATGATGTCGACTATCGAATGTTTCTCAGCAACCATTTTACCTAAGTTTATTATATCTTGAGGATTAGCTTTTGACAAATCAATATTAGCCATTTTTTTGCGTATCATATCTGCTGTGATTTCTTTTGTAGGCTTATCTGATAATACTTCTTTTGTTGGTTTATTTGCCTTTTGTTCAGTACGCCACTCACCAAACGTCTTAGATTTATCTACATACACCGCTTTCCAGTCTTCATAAGCCATATTTCGTGGGACTTTAGTATATTTTACTGTATCTCCTTTTTTTGAAGGCTCTACTTTTACTGTACGTGATCCACTAGTTCCCTTTTTAGGCCCTAATGCACCAGCTATGGTAGAACGGCACCTAGGATGTAATGGCGGTACATTACTGCCTACCTCTGCTTCATCCAAAGGGTATACATTATTATCGTGATTCCGACATACCGACGATGTTCGCTTATCCAGGGTTGCAATAAATTGAAAATA